GTCACCTGGGGCACCAGCCCCGACCAGGTACTGCCCATTTCCGGGGCCATGCCATCGCCCCCTGGGGTGCCCCCCGAGCACCGGCGCAGCACCGAACAGGCACTGGCCTATACCCGCCTGGCGGCAGGTGCGCCGATTGCGGGCACGCCCATCCAGCATGTGTTCATTGGTTCGTGCACCAACGCGCGGATTGAAGACCTGCGCGCCGCGGCCCAGGTGGTGGCGGGCCTCCACGCCGCGCAGGCGGGCGTATACGGTCGTGCCGACCGCCACCACGGCCAGGGCCTTGCCTGCGCCGCGCAGCGGTTGCCCGCCGTCCTTGCGGGCCTGCCAGGCCTGCCCCTCGGGGTCCACGCCGCGCGTGATCTGCTGCTCGAGCTCCTGCTCGAGCGCGTGCGCAATCTCCGGAGCCGCCTGCTCGGCGAGCTTCGGGATGCTGCGCACGCGCGCGATCATGTCGTCCAGGGCGGCGAAGCCGGCGGCGTTGTCGCTCACGTCTCCCTCCCGCTCTGGTCCTCGCCCGTCGCGATGGCGCGCTGGACGTCGGTGTACACGTAGGGGCTCGCCTCCGAGTAGGAGCGCGGACCGCCCTGCGAGATGCCGCTGGTGGTCCCGGGCGCGTCGCGCAGCGGCAGATCCCACAGGCCGGTGGCGCCGTCGGCGGCTTCCTTGAGCTCGGTCTCTGCGAGGCGTGCGTCCTCGCGGATCTCGCTCCAGAGCTCGTCCGTGGGGTCCACTCCGCGCCGCAGGTACACGGAGCGCGTCACTACGCGCGTGAGCCATACGTTCACGAGCTCGGGCGCGTTGGGCGAGCCGTCGCCGGCGACGAAAGGCGCGGCGTACCGCTTGCGCAGGCGCGCGTCGATGCGCGCGCTCTCCTGCGCGAGCTGCTGCTGCGTCCAGCCCGGCGAGCGCGCCTCGACCGCCGCGATGTACGCCGGTGGAGCCACGGTGCGATCGATGAACTGCGCGGTCGTGAGATACGCGGGCACAGCGCCTCAGGGTGAGGTGGATGAACGGAGCAGTAAGGTGGTTGCAGGGGCTGGATTCGAACCAGCGATCTGATGGTTATGAGCCACCTGAGATGACCACTTCTCTACCCTGCAAAAGAGACGTTGAGCCGCGCGAGCGGCCTACGCCGTTCAGCTCGACTTGAGCCGGAACATGAAGTGCGGACGGCCGGGGCCGACCACTGCACGGCCGCGCATCTTCCACTCGAACACGTCGCGACGGGCGAGCTCGGCGGCGGTCTGCGGACCGTGGTACGTCGTGTTGGGGGCCTCGCGGTTCAGGAAGATCCACGGGCCGACCTGCGTCCCGACCTGACGCGCGACGATGTATGTGCTGGTGTCGCCGGCGAGCTCGCCAGCGCGGATCAAATCCAGGCCGAAGTCGTTGACCTGCATGCTCACGTCCGTGGAGCCGGCCGTGCCGCCAACGAACTGCGCCTTGGTGGCGGTGAGGGCGACGCGGTACTTGGCGGGGCTCGCCAGCAGCGCGACGGGCTCGAGGTTGAGGCAGGTGACGCCATCGGGGCCCTTGATGCCGCGGATGTAGGCGAGCGCCTTGCCGATTGCGGCGTTGTCCGCGGCGGCGTCCGTTCCCGTGATGGGAGACGCGCCGGGGTAGTCGCCGGAAGCTGAGCCGGTGAGGTCGTTAGCCCACGTGCCGCTGCTCGGGTCACCGGGCAGCAGCGGGTGAGACGTGGAGAAGAACGTGGTGCCGTCGAAGCACGTCGGATTCGCCTGGATGGCGAGCGCGAGCTTCTGCTGGGGGAACAGCGCCGCCTTCATGGCCGAGTCGCTCGACCACTGCGTGGCCTTCTGCAGGCCCGCGCCGTCGCTGTCGTCGAGCTCCGAGCGCAGGATGCGCAGGCCGGGCACCGTCAGGTACTTGGGCACCAGGTCGATGCGCGCGGCTGCCTGCTCGAGGAACTCGGCCTGGCCCTCGACGCCGTAGTCCATGGCGCCGCCGGTGAACAGCATGATGAGGTGCTCGGCGCTCGCCGTGCTGGGCATTTCCTTCATCACCTTCGGCCACCAGAGGTTGGCGGTCGCCGATGCGAAGGTCTGCTCCTGGATGACGCGCATGTTCTCTTCGACGCGCGTCAGGAAACGGGGGGTCAAGGCCATGGAACGGGCTCCTGTGGTTGCTCAGTGGGAGAGGTTGATCAGGGCGCGCCGGCCACGGTGGTTTGCACCAGCACCTTGGCGCCGGCGCCGGATCCGATGACGCCCCACACGCGCCCGAGGGCGCTCTTGCCGGTGGCGGTCATCGACACCTCGAAAGAGGAGTGCAGGTAGGTGGTCTTGAGCATGTCGGAGTCAGCCACTGGCCCGACGCTCGAGTTGATCATCACCGCGCACTCGATCTCGGCGAACAGCGTGACGCCGATCAGCGTGACGCCGTCGCCTACCAGCGTGTCCTCGAAGTAGCCGATGGGAACGAGCGTGGCGCTCACGGCCCCCGGCACGAGCGAGCCGTCGGCCGTGTCGATGCAGGCGACGTTTCCCTTCTCGGCGCTCGCCGCGTTCTTGAGGGCGCGCTCGATGCGCGAGATGGTCTTTACGTTTCGGAGGCGTTCGGCCATGGATCAGCCGCCCTTCTTGGCCAGCGGGGCCACGCCGAGCTTGAGGATGTGGTTCTCGTAGGTGGACCCAGCGAGAGCGCCCTGGCCCATGCCCATCAGGGCGTCGACCTTTGCGAGCTCGGGATCGGAAGCTGGTGCGCGCTCACCTGCGCCGCGGCCCTCGCCGCGCGTTCCGGCGGCGGCAGACGCTGCAGCGAGCTTGGTCGGCTGCGCCTTGGGCAGCGCGCTCAAGATGAGCTTCACCTCGGCGAGCGGCTTGCCCTCGAGATGCTTGCGCAGCTCGGGAGTGATCTGGCGCGAGGCGAACAGCGCCTTGCGCTCCGCAGCATCGTTGCCGCGCGTCAAGCTGGCCACCTTGCGCTCCAGGCGCTGGACGGTGGCGGCGAGCTCGCCGGCGGTGGCGGCCGACACGGACGCCGAGGCGGCTGCGGGACTATCGTCGTCAGACTCGCCGGCCGGGGCCTCGTCGGAGCCTTCTGCGCTCTCCTCCGGCGCATCGGACGCGGCGCTCTCGTCCTCGTCCTTCTTGTCTTCGGTCTCGCCGTCGCCTTCCTCGTCGCCCTCGAGGGCAGCGATGGCGCGGCGCGCGGCCGCAGCCTCTTCGCCGTCACCCTCCGCGGCTTCGCGGAAGGCTGCGAGCCCTCGCTCGTATGCACTTGCTGACACGGGTTCCTCCTTGCTCGCCGTTGCGAGCAGCTCGTCCAGGGTCTGGACGTCGTCCACCAATCCCAGCTGCTGGGCGGCCGAGGCGGTGAACTCGCGCGCCTCGAGGCCCGCGATCGCTGGTACCGAAAGACTGCGTGCTTCGGCGACGACGCCGAAAAACACGCCTGCCAGCGCGTTGATCACGCGCTGCTTGTCGCGGAGCTCCTCCGCCGAGAACGCCACGTGCGGGTTTCCGTCCGCCTTTCGCGCACCGCTGGTCACGAATGCGAACGACACACCCATCGCCTGATCGGCACGAGTCATGTCGATGCGCGGCTCGATGATGCCAATCGAACCGACGATGGCGCTCGCGGGTGCAACGATGCGACGCGCTGCGCAGGCCAGCGCGTACGCTGCTGAGCACGCACGACCCTCGACGTAGGAGACAAGCTCCTTGCCGGCCGCGGCGCAGCGAGAGCGGATGATCTGCGCGGCTTCGAAGCAGCCTGCGACAACTCCGCCTGGCGAGTCGAACGACAGCACGACAGTGCGCGCGCTCGATGCGCACGCCTCGGTTACGCGTGCGAGGATCGCTTCGTAGGAGTCGCACTCCTCGGATGCGTGGTTGTCGAGCGGTCCGCTGATCCGCACGATCACTGCTTGGCCGCGGATCACGTTCGCGCGGTCGACCTTCTCTTTGCCCACAGCGGCCGGGCCAGCGGCGTAGAGTCCGCTGAGCGCGCGCGGGTCGATCGCAAGGATCCCGTGCCGAGCGAGGAGGCGCTGCATGGTCATGCTGCGTCCTCCGATGGCTTCACGAGTCGCAGCGCAGGGACAGGCTTGGCGCTGGTCTCTGGCGAGCCATCTCCGTTTGCGTCGCCTCGGATCGGCACCGCAAAGCGAGCGCACAGCTGCGGGACGTCGATTTGCAGACCGTGCGGCTCAACAGCGTCTGTCAGCGCGGAGATGGCGCCTGCGGTGGTCTGCAGCGACAGCGCTTCGCTGTTGCGGTCCTTGGGCGGCGTGACGTCCCACTCCATCACGGCGGGCTCGTCGAGAGCCTCGAGCCCAAAGCGCTCCACCACGAACGGCGGCAGCGCCTGGGTGTTGACCGTGTAGCTGAGTCCGTCTGCCGTTTCCTTGATCAGGTCGGCGCGGATGCTCTTGTGGATGTCACTGTTCTGAAAGCCGGCGCCGCCATCCGTGGTCACCGTTTGGCCGGCGACCGCGACGATCATCTCTTCGTCGCAGTCGGCCTTGGTCTTGTCGAACGACTCCCAGCCGCGGCCGTTGCTCTCCACGAGCTTCACGTCGTAGCCGGGCGTCATCCCAAACACGGTGTTGACGCCCCACGCCATGACGGCGCGGAACCAAGAGTCCTTCTGCGGCTCGCTCGCACCCTGCGGCGCGACAGCGACGCGCGCGGGGTTGGCCAGCTTCCCCTCCCAGTTGTCTTTGTGAAGGGAGGCGTGCTCCTTGCGGATGTAGGCGCGACCCACTGCGCGCCACAAGCCGTTTTGCCAGGGCGCCTGACGGCCGCCCGGCGTGTGCAGTACCCAGCGCCCGTCACCGGGCGTGATCGGGATCAGACCCGCGACGGAGGCGTAGTACCAGCGGTTCTCCGCCCAGCGGTAGCGCAAGAACTCGGGGTCGAGCCGGACCAGCACGGGGTAGTCGCGGCCCTCGACGGGCACGAGCTCGGCGACGCCCACGCCCAGCAACAGCCCATCGGCCGCGAGCAGCGCGAGTTCGGTCGCGGGCAACATCTCGTCGAACACGGAGCGCACGCCCTGGTGGCCGACCTCGAGCACGGAGACGATTTCGGGCGCGCCGCGGAAGCGCTTGGGCAAGCGCACGAGCCCGCCCGTGCGCGTGCTCAGCACGCCGGCGAATTTGCCGTCCTTTCGCGCCGAGCGCATGAGGCGCGCGGCAAGCGACAGGTCTCCGCTGTCGGCGAGGTGCTCGGCGTCCTCAAGATCGGCGAGATACCAGCGCGTCTGCGTGGTCGGCAGCTGAGCCAGCTGGCCGCCCATCGCCTTGCGGATCGCCTCTACACTCTCGGCCTCCAGACCCAGCGAGGCGGACGGCGGCGGCGCGGAGTACGCCGAGATGCCCAGAAGGGCCGCCATCCGCTGAGCCACGTTCGCCACGGCCCAGGTGTCTCACGTGCGGCGCAACGCTCCACGCAACTTCGCCGATCGTCTCCTCGGTGGACGGTGGACGTTCCATCGCCCCCGCACGCGGAAGTGATCGGCCAGGATTTGCCGGTGTTTCTCGGTCGGAAGCATCTCGCCGCTGGCCCACCGACTCACGGTGGACGGGGCCACCGAACAGCGGGCGGCGACCTCTCGAGCGCGCACCCGCTGCAGCACCGCCAGCAGCTGCGCGCGACCGTCCATCAGCGGCGTCCACCCCAGTGTCCTGATCCTGCGTATGGGTCGAGCCCGGCGCCCGCGTAGTACTCGTCTTCCCTCGCCGGCGGAGGGGGTGCTCCGCCGCCTTCGTCGCGTAGGGACAGCGGCTCCCACACGCTCAGCGCCAGCGCGTCGTAGCGGTCGGGCGAGCGACCGAGCGCCTTGCGAATGTCGTCCTTCGGGGTGACCTTGAGCTTGCCCCGCTGGTTCTGCTTGTACTCGAGGATGTGCAGCTCGGCGGCGAGCTTCACGTCTTCGACGATGGCGCCTCCGTCGCGGAACCACGCTTCCAGGTTCGCGGCGAGCTCGTCACGCACGCGGTCGTAGACCAGCGGCTGCCGCACGGCGCCGTCGGACGCGCGCAGCGCCACCAGGTCGAAGCGCCCCGGCTGGCGCTCATCATGCGCCATGGCGCGCAGCAGGCCGGCCAGCTCGGAGCCCACCGAGCCCTCGCGGTCGATCACCACCACGGGCATCTCGCGGGGGAGCGCGTGCCGCTGGATCGTCTCGATGATGCGCACCACGTGCGCCTCCGCGTTCAAGCCGAGCGCGGCGCGCAGCTCGATCATCTTCAGGCCTCGTCGCACCACAAAGACGCTCTCGTCGCCAGAGCCGCTCGGTCCCACTGGGTCCACGCCAATGTAGATCCGCCCCGCGGCTTCGGTGTCGCCCCAGCGCTGCTCAGCTTGCTCGATGGTGTGGATCGAGAAGATCTTGCCGTCTTCGCGCGTGGCGTGCTCCCCGCGCACCCGCACCTTGTAGAGCGGCGAGTCCTCGCCCCACTCGACGCGCTTTTCCTCGATCCACTCCCGCGTCGCAAGGCCAGGGATCACGATCCGCCCCTCAACCACGTTGGGCGTCTCCTCGCTCGAGATCCGGATCGTCTTGTACAGGTGCGCCTTGGTGGTGAAGCTTTCGTAGTGCTCGCCTTCGTTGCGCGTGGGATTGGAGAACAGCACGATGCGCGCGCCGCCGGCGCGGTTGCCTTCGATGGCGGCGAAGATCTCGTCCGGGATGCCGCTCGCTTCGTCGCAAATGTAGAGCAGGTGCCGGCCCGAGATGCCCGCAACGGCCTCGGCCTCACGCGCGGTGAAGCCCACCACCTCGCGGAAGTCGTCACTCTTGAGGCCCGTGCGCGCGAGCTCTCCCTGCTCGCCCTCGATCAGCGCCGAGTGCGGACATGGGCGCAGGATGCGATGGCCCTCGGGATCGGCCGTCTTGCACGCGACGCAGCGCCCGCCGCGGGAGCGCACCATCCGCAGCTCGCGCCAGAGGATCTGATCCACCTGGCGCGCGGTGACGGACGTCATGACCACGCGCGCGTCGGGGAAGCTGCAGTAGTACCAGAGCGCGACGCACGCAGCGCTGTGCGACTTGCTCACCTTGTGGCCGGAGCTCACGCTCACGCGCGGGTGATCGCGCAGCGCTTCTAAGATCTCGACCTGCTTGCTCCACGGCTCGACGCCGAGGATCTCGCGGCAGAACGCCACCGGGTCGCGCTGGTATCGGGGCGAGGGGAAGCGGATGCGGCTGCGCGCCTCGAGCTGCGTCTTACACAGCTGCAGGAGGTCCGCGCGCATGGTGACGCGCTCGCGGCTCTTGTGTCCGCGCTTGCGCTTCGCGACCTCGTCTTGCGTGCTCGGCGTGGCCATGGGCTATGCGTCTCCGAGGGCCTCGAGCGCTGCCACCACCGCGGCCAGCGCATCGGGGTATGGGTCCAGCGCCCGCAGGATGGCGCCACGCATCGCGCGCCATCGCGGGTGCTCGCGCACGATGCGATCTTCGGTCAGTGCCTCGGCCTGCTCGATGGTGTGACAGAGGGCGAGGGCATCGCGCTCCTTGCCGGCCAGCTGCACGTACTCGGCGCTCGGCAGCTCCTTCATGGACCGGCGCTCCTTGACGAACGCGAGCAGCTCGCGCGCGCCCTCGCGGGTGGTGGGCAGCGCCGCGATGGAGGCGGCCAGGCCCGGCGATGCGCCCGGCAGCGCCGGCGGCGGGGGCAGCGCGGCCGCGCCGGCTGCTGGTCGGTCCCAGGCGCCCAGCGGG